ACTCATCGGTGTGGTTTTCATCTTCCATTTCCTCTAACATCTTCTGCTTATACGCGCCCATCATGCTTTCCTCTTTATAACTGCTGTGTTTGATATGAATGCCCCGAACAAGTCGAGGTCAATTGGTTTGCCGTCAGTGATGCGTTCCTTCACGAACGCCTTCAACGTGGACGGGTGAACATGGGTCTTGGTCGTCGGGTCAAAGCCACGCTCCTGCAAGAGACCAACTACGTCCCCCGCTACGTTGTCTTCGCCCTTACCAAAGGACACAGTGATATCGTTCTTGATGATATCGTCTAGGCCATTGTCCCTTAGCCAATCAAACGCCCGGTCTTTGTTAGCGGCTGGGATGGACGCGGCGACAATCATCCTACGCTCCACGGTCATGCCGTCTACATCTAGACGCTCGACACCCATCTCATCCATCAAGGCTGGGATGTTCTCGACAGAAAGCTTGTGCTTCTCTTGCTTCAATGTCTTTAAGTGAGCCTCCGCTGCCACGATGTCGTTCTCGACGAGGCGCAGGCTTCGAACCAGTTGGCTGAGTTGCTTGCCAGTTCCTGTGTCAATTCGACTGACCGCGCCAGCCTCATCAAACATGTCTTCAAATATATCGCTCATAAAGTTTTTCCTCTTCAGGGTTGCTTTGTCGGGTAGCCTCATGCTATCCGTACTAAAGACAATAGTGGAGGTATGTAATGAATGTCAACTATAAATATAAATTAAAGCCATTCGACCATCAGACAGAGTCTCTGGAATGTGGTTGGGACCGTCCAGAGTTCGGTTATTTCATGGAGATGGGAACAGGCAAGTCCAAAGTTCTGATCGACAACATGGGAATGCTGTATCAAGGAGGAAGGCTCGACTTCGCTTTGGTCATCGCACCAAAGGGTGTGTACCGCAACTGGGTAACCAAAGAAATACCCGAGCACATGTCCGATGATGTTTCGCACCGAGTGATTCGTTGGGTCAGCGGTCCTAACAAGAAACAAAAGGAAGAGATGCGATCAGTCCAAGATAAGTTCAACGGCCTGACTATCTTCGTGATGAACGTTGAATCCTTCTCATCTCTCAAAGGTCAGAAGGCTGGTGAGTGGATGGCTAAGATGTTCGGGGGAAACGGCCTCGTAGCAATAGACGAATCAACAACCATCAAAAACCACAAGGCCAAGCGCACTAAAGCGCTGTTGAAAATAGCAGCTAAGTTCAAGTTCAAACGTCTGTTGACAGGATCACCCGTAACAAAAAGCCCGATGGATATCTATTCGCAGTGCGAGTTCCTTCGCCCTGGGCTCCTCGGATACGAGAGCTTCTACGCATTCCAGGGACGGTACGCCGTAGTCCAACGTAAGACCATGGGGCAGGCAGCATTCCAGCAGATCGTTGGGTTCAAGAACCTAGAAGAACTGACCCAACGCATAGACATGTTCTCGTTTCGGGTGCTCAAGAAAGACTGCCTCGACCTACCCGAAAAGATATACACCGCCCGCTTTGTAGGCATGACCAAAGAACAATCCGACATGTACGAGCAGATCCGCAAACATGCCATGGTCCTGTTGGAAACAGGGGAGATGTCCACGGCACCAGCTGTGATCACACAAATGCTGCGCCTACAACAGATCATGTCAGGGCACCTCAAGACTGACGATGGGGACATGCTGTACTTCCCATCTAAACGAATGGAGTCTCTAGAAGAAGTCATCAACGAGCACGATGGCAAGGCAATCATCTGGTCACGGTTCCGGTACGACATCATCAAGATCACAGAGATGTTGAACAAAAAGTTCGGTGATGGGTGCGCTGCATCATACTTCGGGGACACATCCGATGATGCTCGTGCTGCCGCGGTGCTTAACTTCCAAAACCCCAATCACCCGCTAAAGTATTTCGTCGGCAACCCATCCACCGCCGGGTACGGCCTGACTTTGACTGAAGCCAACCTTGTGGTGTACTATGCAAACGACTTCAATCTGGAGACGCGCATTCAATCAGAGGATCGTGCTCACCGGATCGGACAAAAGAATAACGTGACCTATGTCGATCTGATCTGTGAAGGCAGCATCGATGAACGTATCGTTAAAGCACTGAGGGCGAAGATCGACATCGGCGCCAAGGTTCTAGGAGAGGACGCAAAAGAATGGTTAAGTCTACAACCCACGATGAAGTGATCGAGGCGATATGCGATTACAAAAAAGGCTGGACCAATCTGGACAGCGCAAAGAGAGACCTCGGGGAACTGGCTGGTCTCTCTCCAGACATCGCTGCTGCGCTGCTCAAAGGTATGAAGCGCAACAACGTTACCCAGATCCGAGGGTACTCTAAAGAAAAAGACTATCAAATCGCCGGGAAAAAAGGCAAACCCAACGAAGCAAAAAAATAGCCCTGACCGAAGTCAAGGCTAAGTTCACAAGGTGAGGTGACAGGAACACCGCAGAGTGTCCTATCGAGCAGTGGTTTAATGCTAATCTGGACTGTCGTACTTTACAAGAGAAATGTTAGCGTTTCTCACGAGCTCAGACTCAGCCCTTCGGATGTAAACTGAAAGCTGTCGGGCCATGGACCTCTGCTCACCTTCAGCTAAATTCCTCAGTAACTCGTGGTCCTCCCGAAGAAGGGCCACGTTCTGGTATTTCTGTTTGTCTTTATCCGGGATCTTCTTACGAGCCATGTTGCCCTCCTGTTGTTGCCTACTTATACGGCACATGGTAGTGAGACGCAACCTTTACCTAAAACGGTCAGTATTCCTAGCCCAAAGACAAAACGTTGCACGGTCTTGGTTGGGGTGACCATGGACATCGGCCTTCGCAATCAAGCCGCGATTAAATAAACGCAGGCAAGAATTGCCAATCGTCTTCGTGTCTGTGTCCGCAGCGTCCGCAAGGTCAGAGCTCGTCCAGTAGGCTACGTCTCCATCGCTCAGGAACTGAAGGATCTCTTCATCCAGTTGTTTTGGTGTTCGTGCCTCGACAACTGGACGAGGAACTTCCGCAGGCAAAGACGCTACCTCTTCCGCGCTAACAACCGCCGCGCGGATCGCTCGCCAAGGCGTCTCGTCCCGCTTGTCCTCGTAATTGGGTATCACATAGGCCTCCACAATGTCGCCTATGTCTAGCGATACTTTCTCAACAAGACGCTGGTTGAAAAATACAGACGCGCCCTGCTCGTTCGATCCAAAGACACTGCCCGTGTATGACGCAGACTCAATCAACACATGCATCTTCTGTGTTTCAAATGCTTTCTTAAATTCCATCGTGGTCGTCCTCTTCGTTGGTTGCTTGTGATCCCGATACTTCTTCCTCGGTCCTTGGTAATCCGTAACGTTTCTTCATGTCGCTTACCGCTTGCTGCGAAACACCTAAGATGTCGGCGATCTCCCTCAACAACATGCGTTCGTTTAGCAAACGGTTTACAATATCAGCTTGTTTAGACAGCTTCATCTTATTGCGCCCAAAGTTCTTTCCGTTTTTGTGATGACCGGGTGCTTCCCGAGCCATCGGATTTCCTTTCTTGTCAATCACCATTTGTCTAAGCCAGAGCCCCCGATAATAGTCCTCGAAAACATCCTGTTTACCTGTGGTCATATGTTCTTTCCTTCTTTTCTAAGCTTGCTGACAAAAGCCTTTAAATCGTCCGCCGCATACCAGTACTCGTTGGCAGCGTTTGGACCAGCGTCCCGCCGGTATTGATCCACCGCTAATCGGTCCACCTGATTGCGAAGATACTTCAAGATCGATTCGTCCGCGGGGCTTAACCTACTATCATTCATGTGCCTTCTCCCACGGAGGTTTCCTTAAAGTTGGTGGTTTAGTTATGCGGTTGCGGTTCGATGTCGCTACAGCAACCGCAATCCGGTGCTTGGTGCTCGGGGCGAGGTGTGTCCTCGCCCGGTGCTCGTGTGTGGCAGGCCTGAACTTACTCCAAATAGCCTTCACCACAAATCTCCAAACACCTTCGCAAATACTTCGTCTAGTATATCGTCCATTTGTTTACTGCTCATCGTCATCTCCTAATTAAGCCGAGATCGACGCTTCGGTATCAACGCCCCTCAACTCTTCTGTGATTGATTCTAATGACGACAAGTCTATCCCAATATTCTCCGAACATCCACGGTAACGTGACAGCCAAGACGCTAAAGCCGTTGCCGCTTGGCGACGCAACTCTGCCTGAGAATCAGCGTTGTAAGGATCAAACCGCTGATAGCCGCCGCCCTTCTTGCGAAGCGACACCGGACTGATAAACGTAGGATACTCCTTCACGTTCAGACTAACCACCTGATCGTTGGTAACCGTGTCTTGGACCACGATCCTAAGTCCACTCGCCAACTGACGAGCCAACTGGATCCGATGCTGACGCGCAGTTTCCGCATCTCCCATCCCATAGAACCAGTCATACGCTATATGATCAGGCTGACCGCCCAACCAATCTACGAACTCATGCGGCACAAACATATTGTGCCCCGATTCGATTAAGTAATCGTCAATAAGTTTTTGACGTTCTTTCTTTGGAAATCCAGCCATATTTTTTCCTTCCATATTAGCTGTTAATTGACCGCCTCACCGTGCCCAACCGTGCCCAACCGAAACATACCGTGCCCCGCCTACCTCGACCGCCACACCGCGCCCAGCCGCATCATACCTCGCCCCGCCGTACCTGAACCGCCTTAACAAACCTCGCCTCGCCGGACCCTGCCCACCCTGACCGCCACACCTAAACAAACCTCGCCGGGCCGTACCTAGACCGCCTAACCACACCGCACCCAACCGGAGCTTGCCCGACCAGACCACGACCGCCAAACCCAACCGGGCCAGACCTTCCACACCAAAACGAACCAAGACCGCCCAACCTAAACTGACCGTACCGAACCGCACCATGACCGCCTTGACCTACCCAACCGGACCACATCACATCGGACCACGACCGCCGTACCTTGACCAAAGAATAGGGGACCGAAGCCCCCCACCTTGCTTTTATGCAACGAGAGTAATGTCCCGCCGCGAACGCTCTTCCTTCATAAACTGCATCAACTCCGCAGTCTGGTCGTCCGCATACTCTGGGTGGTCCAGCGCATCCTGCTGAACAGCGCGATCCTCAAGCATCAACTCGTCCCACTCTTCTTGGAAGTCGCCCATGCTGTCCTCTGTTAGAACATCAAACGTACCAAACGAACCGCGGCCCTTCTCCTGCCGGAAGTCTCCGATCCCAACAATAGAACCCGCATTAGTTAGCAAAGAGACAATCGAGTGAGCACTGAGAGTCGGCTGCACATACGCAATGTCAACCTCCGCACACCAACGTGGCAGGTACGCACGAGTGCGCATGTCAGGAGTCTTGTTCATGTCCGCCGAACGAACAATGTCAATCTTCAACTGAGGCCTGCCCCATATCTGGATGTGAGTCTGAGGAAGAAAGATCAAACGCTGGACGCTGGCCTTCTTGATGCCTTCAGTCTCCAACGCAGCAGTCGCCATCGCACCCTTAACTCCAGGCGCAGGGAAACACAGCAACGTCTCGCCAAAAGATTTCTTGTAAACAGAGTCGTTGAACTCTTGCTCCGGATTGTGCTTGATGTGCTTCTTCTCAGCCGCAGTCTTGCGACCACCGCCAATCAACAAATCCCGCATGGCCTTGCTGCTCATGCTGTTGAAGTAAAGAGGAGTGCGGCCCATCATACGCAGCGTAACACGCCCGCGCTTCAGGGGTTGAATCTCTAATGATGCCGCCTGTGGTGTTGTTTTAGTAGCCATGATTTTATTTCCTTTAGTTTGTTTAAAAGTTGTTCGTAGGTTGTTAGTGACACGTTATCTAAACGCATGTCAATACGTTAATTTTCCTCCCTCCATAAATTAAATCGATACGGGTGGGTCACAGTCTCCCGCTTCGAACTCGCCGCAGCAACCTCCCCTATCTCTAGGTCCTCTTGCTCGGCAATCTTCTGACGCGCCAAGACCTTCGCCTCAATACCGTGCTGCGCAGTAACCCAAACAGTGCGCTGGGCCACGAACTCACAGGTTACCTCATACGTTGCCATCTTCATCCTCCAACTCTATCTCACCGCTCCCGTCACAGTTATCGCAATCCTCCTCGCGGAAACAATCGGCAGCAAGAAACACCTCAACTTGACCATCACCATTGCACACCGGACATGGGCCCGTGCTGTTCATTTCCTGTAGCTCCATGAGCCACGCCTTTACCTTACCCATCACGCTT